ACAGGCCTAAACTTAAATGTTCTATCCTCATAAAGACACATGCGAGGCTTAGCCACCGTATATCTATACGACTGAGCAATAACATCTTCACCAGTTCCAGGAGCGATCGGAAAAGTAAAAGAGTAAACCCCTGTCAGGTAATTAATTACTCCCGAACTAGCACTAGAGTCAGGATCAACTAGATCGCCCGTTTGTGTCTGCTGCCCTGTAACTCCATCAAATTGAGGTACATCCTTCAAAACTATTCCCTGACCATCTTCATCTGCAGAACTAAAACTTATTGTTCTTGCTAAAACCGGAACATTTGAAAGGGTTCCTGAAAATGTAACTGTTGCATTATCACCAGTTCCAACATTCTCTTCGTATTCGTATTCAGGGTATTGCCGATAAAAGACTTCTCGAGACTGAGAAAAGGCAACTTGCTCACCTCCAACATAAACTGGGGGCTGAACACTTAGGTAAACATTCTTAAAATTGTACAAAGGATCTTCATCGTTTACTTCATTAGTTGTATACCTATCCACATTAGGCATAACAAAAAACACAAGCTTGTTGTCTACAGTAAATTCAGGAAAATCATAAAGAACAAACGTATTAACGTAGTCATCTATCTGTCCATTAGTTAATTGTGAGGTAGAAGGACTACGAGTTAGCCTGCGTACTTTAGTTCTAATTTGCGCAAGTGTAGAAAGAGTTGAATCTGTAGTTGCCATTATCACTCCTAGTTTTTAACGGAGAGCTACTCCAGTTTTTACAAATACACAGGCCACTAACTAAACTTTTTCTACAGTAATCAGACCGCTGTCTACTGTGTCAAAGTCTACTGGATCAATAAATTCTAAACTTTGAAATCCAAACCTACGTTTTTTCTCTCCAACTTTATATATATTTTTCCCATCAGCATTTACTGCATGCTTATGTTTTGGATACCAACCATTCTTGTTTAAATGTTTTGCAACACCTAAAGGAATTGTGCAGACTTCTCCATCCTGAAGTTTATATCTAACTGGTTGGTCATTTTTGTATTTCCTAAAAAAGAAACTCATCGGTGCTCCAGGAGTTTCATAAAAACGGAATATCCCTTTAACCATTTCTCTGTCTTTGTCTCTTTGATACTTCAAATTACTCTGAGAGCTTTTCTTTGCTATCGTCGATGTTTGCTTTTTTTCTTCCATAATACTCCTTTATATTTTAAGGGAGAGTCTCCCCTCCCTTAATACAATCAATTAAGTAAGATCTGTTGCGAATGATTTACCCGCTACCCACTTAATTACATCGTTTGTTGTTCCACCTGGACTTCCAAGAGCAACTGCTGCGTCTCCACTTGTTCCTAGAATCATACCTATGAAGCCAGTGTTTACAGTCGCATCATCAAGTGTATTTGCATACGTTGATGTTGCTGCCTCACCGATAGGTATAACTTGAGGAGGTGTATAAGCTCCTACAGCATATGTTGGGAATGTGAATGCTGTATAAGCACTTGTGTCAATATCTACGGTAATTGTATTAACACTTACTGCTGTAATTGTTGCAATTTGACCGTCAAGCTCATCCATTCCTGCTGACGAAGGAACTTTGAACCTAACTTTCTGTCCTGCTGTATAACCATGATCAACAAGCGTTCGAACTACACCACTTGCAGCTTGTGAAATCGCGGAAATAACACGACTTCTTGGATAGAACATGTCATAGATTGTTCTATTGGCTGCGATTATCCGATATGTTCCTGTTCCAGCAATGATTCCAGGTGCTGTAGCAAGTGTGTTAGCTAAAGCAAAACTGGTATCTGTTGTAACAGTGTCAACCGAAAAATCTAAACCGTTAAGGTTCACTTGGTCAGTGTCTTGAATCCTTACAATAGCACCGTTAGCCATTGTTCCTGTATCAGCTGTGCTATAAACAGGAGTTGTTGTGTTAGTACCTGCTGTAACTGCAACCGCAGCTCCTGGAGTTCTGTCAGATGAATCTATAAGAGTAATACCCCTATAAGTTGCACCATTATATCCAACAGCTGAAGTTGAAAGAGATGTTACTTGCGATGCAGCTGCATGAAATTCAGTAACCGCATCATCTTGATCCATCTCACGTTGCCAGTACCATGTACATCCAGCCCACTGAGTTGATGCTGCTATGTTTGTTAAGTTATAAACCTTAACCCAGTCAACATCAGATCTAAGTGCGATGATCTTATCCGTACCATCAGAAGTGAACGAACCTTGTTGGATTATTGTATTGTCTGCCATATCTACTCCTTTCTTAACCTAATGTTGCGCGTAAGTTGATGATCCACTCATCATTCAAGATGCGAGGAACTTCAGCAAACTTATATCCAACAGAAGCATTAAGGGCGAGTGGGCCGTCATATATCGGCGGACGATAGATGAACTGAGCAGAATATTGATCTTGCTCAACACACGCAAAAGCTTCCATACCAACACAGAAAATATTGTAGACATCTTCACCAAGACTAGATCCACTAGCTGTTTTAGAGCCAATAGAAGAAACCAAGAAACGTAGATTGCTAATTGCACCCCACTCTGAACGAAGAGCGTTCATAGGAGATGGGTATTGGTTCTTGTTGATAAACCCAGAAACAGCGTCTAATTCTCCGGTAAGTTCAGTGTTACATAACGCAAAATACGCATCCCTTACAGGGGCTGTACCAAACTTATCTTCACCTTCAATGTTGTCCATAATTGTGTAAGCATCGGCTGTAAGAAGAGTTCTTATAACAGTATCTACATCAGATCTAGTTATCTCTGTTGGGTTATCACCGTTTACACCGCCTACACAGTTAATAAACGAAGCGGTTGCTGCCAACATATCTCTTGTCAATTGATCTTCGGTTTGCCGAAGAGAAACGCCAAGCCTCTTTGCTGCTTCATTCAAGACAGGGTCCTGATTCTGCAGAGTAACTTGCTCATTCAATTGAATATATGTTCCATAAAAAGAGATCTCAGCATCGATATTAACAGCCGTGAGCTGTTGTGCTGGAGGAGTCACACCAGTGTTTCCCAAAGGAACCATTGCTGTGTCCAACGGATTATATCTGCGCATCCTAAGTGTAGTTCCACCTTTAGCAGGCATAGTTTTCTTAACTGCGGCTATTTTGTGGATCATATTAGGAACCGGAACAGCAAGAAGCTTCATGGAGAAACTTTGTTGAACCGGCGCTGGCAGAACACTCGTCGTTGTAATAGCCATAAGGTAATCCTTAATGATTAAAACAAACAAATAATTGCACTACGAATAGTACAAAAACAACTACCAATGAGTTGACGAGTCTCATACGTCCGGGGTGACGAATCCCATACGTCTGACTTGAGGGCGCGAATCCCCTTACGCATATTTAGTATAACTACTGCGTCAAAGTATGTGCAATCATTTTCACTAAAAGAGGCGTGCGGCCGGAGGAGATAGTATGCTCAGCAGCCGCACGCAACCTCGTTAGGAGGTTTATAGTAGTCCTAGATACGTTTAGATGCTTCTTGCATCTCTTTCCACAGTTGCTTCTTTAACTCAGGGGTTAGTCCATTAGCAAAAGCATTAGCCATAGACAATGGACTATCGCCCTGTTGTGGAGAAACTGAATTTGATGGCCTTGGCTTAGAAATATTCTCCTGCGCCTTAGCTCTATCTTTCTGATGAGTATCCTCAACAAATATACCCAACTCTTTAATTCTTTTATATGCTGCTGCGCCGCGGGTATATAGAGATGCTGTCGACTTAGCAATAGTATCAGCCGTCTCAGGATCCATCTCTCGGAGCCTTCTTAGGTTATCATCACATGCAACCCTGGAGAAGTCAGGATAAGTTCTCATAAGACGATCTTCATCACTTTGTTGTGCCTGCTGAGTTTTGTAAGCATCAAGTTGCTTCTTAACAGAATCTAATTCTTTCTTTAGAATTCTTCCTTCAACAAAATCTTCATCTCCATACTCAAGTTCTTCTTGTTCAGGCTCTTGCTTAGTTTGCATCTTACGCTGCATGTCTTCTAGTTGTAGCCTTAATTGCTCACGCTCCTTTTCAGCTTTTTCTTTTGCCTCTCTAAGCCTAACAATGTTAGCACTTGCCGAGTTGTCTGGCTGAGCCTGAGCTGGTTCTTGAGTGTTAACCTCCTCAAGAACAGTATCTTGCTGCTCTACAGCAGCTTCCTGTAAATTCTCTTCGTTCATACTCTACCTTTTCTCTATTATGTTTGAGCCTTTTTTTTCACCATTAAGTTTCTTTGATAAACGCAACAAACTTCCATCTGCAAATTGTAATACGAAGTTTAATAAACCATATTTTTCTGGAGGTACAGAGGTAGTATTGTTCTTCATAAAACGAACTGAGGCTGCATCAGGAATTACCCAAAGAAACTCTAACTTATCATCTTCTTTTATGTACCTATAAACAACTTGATCATAATCTGGCGTAGGACACGACTGCCTAGCAAAAAAGTAACCGCGAAATACTTTTTCCATTAGCCGTTCTTTTTTCGTTAGACACACAACATAAAAATCATCTGGAAACTTATCTAAATTAGATTGAACACACTCATGAATGTTCTTCTCGTAATCAGTTAACTGCTCTCTCATCTGATCTGTAGCACTATGAGTGCCAGGATCCTTTGTTGCCAAATCAACGTAATGAGCACCAACAGTCTTCTTTGGCTTACTAAACTCTACTTTTCCCACGCTTCTCCTAACTCTACTTTTTCCTATCCATCCTTCTGGCTATACGCTTTTCTTTAGCCTTTAAAACTCGGCTTTCAAAAAACTTAAGAAATAATCTTAAAATACGTATCAACATCCTAAGAATCCTTTCTTTCGGACTCTCCTTATCTTCTTTTGACATGCTTATTACTTCTTATTGTTTTTTGGATTAAGGTCTGGGTATTTGGCATAAACCTTCTTCCTAATTCCTTCAGGATTAGGAGCATTTCGTGCATAAGCTAACGCGGCTATGGCTCTTTTGCGAGTGTTTATTGGAAAAGAGTATTTTGATGCGCCTCCTGCAGAACCAGCAAACTCTTTTGGAGAAACCTTTTTATATTCTCCAACATTTGATGAACCAGCTTTCTTCTCCATCTTTTTCTCTGCAGCCCTAGTAACCTTAACTCCTTTTGCAACAGAAACTTTTTTACCAGCGGAAGCCCGCTTCTTGTAGGTTGTTGATTTTTTCACCTTCGAGCCTTTGTTGGTATTTTTTTTCGGCATACGTCTCCTTTTCTTTCTTACGTATATACCTCTTCTTTTTTCCTGACGAATCAGCAAGCCCGCACGATGGTGGACCCAAAATGTTAAGCGCTATTCTTCGAGCTTTGTCATCTTTTCTAACATTAATTGGCATATTTTTTCCTTATATCGCAGGGGCGCTCTTTAAAAGCTACCCCCACGACGACTGAGTAGTAATGAAGCGACATTAATACTTGGTAGGAGAAAGATCTTTCTTCATATCTCTACCATCAGCACGTTTCTGCACATCTATTCCGCTCATACCATCATTGATGTTTTCATTTAGATATGCATCAGACTTTGGATATGCCCTCATGATAACTTCTTGAGGCATCAAAGCTTGCCCTCTTGAAGCTCCTGAAATCATCTCTCCACCCTGTGTGCCGGATTTCGAACTATAGTATCTCTTCTTTGGCATAATATGCCCTTTCTTTGGAAACTGATGTGACATTAACTTGTAACGGGGTAAAACAACTCATAAAGCTAAACACACATCAAGGTATAATACCTCTAACCTAACTCGGATGTTTGACTCGTTGACGCTTGAGCCCTTTTCATCGCACCTGCAATGGACTGCAATCCTTTGCCGCCTTCTTTAACATTTCTTGCTTCCTCTTTTTCTGAAAGCATCCTAGATATAGAGATAAGCTTCTCGAGCTGAGTTAAATCTATATCGTCTATCTCTTGCATGGTCTTAACCAGATTGAGAAGACCTTGAGCCCTATCCTTCTGAGCTTCAGCCCTTCTTTCAACTGCAAGCGCCTTATTCTCTTCAACTCTACTTACCCTCTCAACTCCAAGCCCCTGGTCTGCAACGGTCTTCGCTTTAGCAAGCTCAATGTTTGCCTGAACTTGTTGCAACTCAAGCTGCTGCTGCATTTGTTGAGCTTCTTGCTCCTGCTTAGCCTGATTCTCAATAGTTTCGATAAGATCTTTCTTATTTTGAATAGTTGCAGCCTCTATAATTACACTATCTGGAATAGGAAGCCCAGCTTCCTTCAAGTGCAGCAATTGGGCGAACTGCATCTGTCTTTGAGTTGTTGTATTGATACCTTCTTCAATCGCTGCATCATACTTTCCAAAAGCCTTATTGTAGAACTGATGGGTTGGCTCATCCTCTATAATCTTAGCTACTTTACCAGGCGTGAAGTTGGCCTGTACTATATCCACCATTAAACCACCCAATAATTTCTGAGACCTATCTAGCTGATCAAAAAGAATCTGCAGCGTTGTCAGTCCAGCTCCCTGCCTTAACATTGAAAGTATTCCGGCTTTATCATCAGTAGCAGATCCAAGCAACTCCTCATTAACTCCTGAAATCTCTTGTATCTCTTTTCCTAACAACTCAGACAATTGAATCATTGACGGTGGTATTTGTGGAGGAAGAATCTGTTCCACGTCTGTCATTTGAGCATCTTGCTTGAGAGCTAGGCCTCTCCCCTGACCAGAAAGAAATACATCCTTTGGGTTAACCAGCGAATCAATCTTGTACTTGAACCCAGAATTTATTTGACTCTCCAAGATATCTAATTCAATAACTTTTCTTCTGTTGTACAGATATTGAGCATCCCTTAACCCTCTTACTACACCCTGTATTCGCCATGAATAGTCAGACATTTGTGGATTGTAATAACCAAAAACTGGAACGAATGGATACTTATCTATACCCATAGGATTAGGCCCGTCATACATTACTTTGCCCTGAACAACAATGGCTACCCTGACAGTTGGAACCTCAGCCTCAGAAACAGTAACCTGAGGATAGTATCTTAAGTACTCTTTTAATGCATCCTCGTCATTTGAAGTCCACTCCATTGTTTCACCTGTAACGGTGTCGATTAAGATGCGCTGATTTCTATAGTCCCTGTAATAGTACTCGTCGTACATCATTAAATTCTTTGGCCCAACATTGAACGACTCTGGCATGTAATTAAACTTGCCGTCTCTCTCCTCTTTAGCAGGAAGAGACATTACAACATCATGCTGGTCTGGAAGAAGCGATAAGACTTCCTTACGAGTCAGATACGACCTCTTCCAGATAGCATTGCAGTCAGAAAGATCTTTCTTTCTGAAAAAGGGATCAATGAGAAAAGCGTTGTGGGCACAATTGTCTACTTTGATACTTCCTGAAACTGGATCGCTTCTGTAATCAACCCAAACCTGCATCAAGTTTAGCCCTGTTACTAAAGCTCCATGGAAAGATTCCGAAACAGTATCAAGAACACCTTCGCGATTGTTTATCCACATTAAAATTTTAGTAAATTGGTCGGAAGTCTCAGCGTCACCATTTTCAACTGGAGTTACAATGGTAGACTTTCTATTCTGACGCTGATAGCCAGATATCATGTTTATAACGCGACGTATCCTGTTAAAATTAAACTGCTTACGCTTATTCTGAGGAACCAAACCGTACATGTCTGTCCACAAAGTTTGATCTCCAGCCTCAAACCTCGTATCTACTTGAGCTTCTTCCCAAAAAGATTGGTTAATCGTAATGCTGTCTTTGTAAAAGGTAGACATTCTTGCAAGAAGTGAATTATCGTTTTCCTCATAAAACTCTGGACCCAACTCAGGAAAAAGCATATTTCTACCCTCGCTATTAAATTGATTTCACTACAGTCTCTACTTTACTATGATACACCATTCTCCAACCACTCACCTCCATCTTGTCCATCACCAAAAGGTTCTTCCTCTTCATCCCCTTCAAAAGTATAGCTATCTATACCCCTAAACTTGTCCCACAAAATATTCGCCCGGGCCTTAATAATATCAATAACTTTAACTGTAGAGTCTCGGAGGATAAGTTTCTCTTGAGGAGGTGCTACAAAATAAACCAATCCAACTACCACAAAAAGTAAAAATAAAATCAAAGACCCGGCCTTCATCTATTTTCCTCTTTCCAACTTCCTCTTGACAACCTCTAACGCAGATGCTGGAGGAGATTCATTTTCAGTATCCGAAGTCTTTTTCTTGGTTTCCCACGTAAACAAGGAACTTAAAGAATTCCATATAGTCTTAGATGTTTTTAGAATTGGCTTTGTAGCAGTATCTATAGTTTTCTTAACACAGGAACTAAAGATGACTGCACTAGCCAAACAGAACACAGCTATTTTTACAGTGTTTCTTTTCATAACTAACTCCTAGTATTTATTAGTCCTGAAAAAATCAGGCAGTGTACCCTCAGAACCATACACAGCCTGATGCCTTAACTTTTCCAATTCTTCTGCTGATAATCCATCGCGTGTTTTCGGCAAGGATATACACAAATATCTCATCGCATCAGCGGCATGACTATACTTATCATGAAGAGGATTATCCTTATAAACTTGCTTCTTCGAATCATACTCTTGACGATAATTTTCAAGTGCTCTTATTAGCTTTGCACAACGATTATCATCAATCCATATTTTACTTAAAGCTGACCGGACGGACTCAATACCGTCCATGACCGAAACCTTTGGAGCTATAGTGAAATTTATCCCTAACTGCTTCGCTTTCTCTATGCGAGTCATACCACCACCAAACTCTTTAACCGCAATATCATGAGGGGCTATATGTTTCCCATACGTATACGGCTTAGATAGTACGTATGAGGCATAGTGTTCTAGCCCCTCTTTGTTCTTCTCATAGAAATCAATCAGCCGGACAGTCTGACCAATAACCTGAAAGAAGATAATGGATGTCGAGTCTCTAACCCCAATGTCCCATGCTGTATGAACCTTAAACCCAGCCTCCCACGGAACTACCCCTATCTGGTTGTTCAATCTCATACGATCTATGTACTTACAATAAAATGATCCCTCAACTCCAGCATCAAACGAAACATAATACTCCTGCTGAACCAAGTCAGGCGACATCAAACCCTCGGCTATCTCCCTATCAATCTCCGCAGGATCTATATGACGCGTTTCATTGAGACCCAACCTGCATGTCCACCATTCAGGAGAGTTTAATGCAAGCTGGTATAAATCCCAAAAGTGATTCTTACCCCTAGGAGTCGACTGGAAGATAGCCCAGCCCTTATTTGCAGCCAATATAGGAGACATAAGGGCATAAATACGAGGGTTTTGGAGCGCATACTCAGAGAATACAACACCACAAGGGTTTGTACCTACAATTCTATCTGGATTGTCTGAACCAATAATCTGTATTATCGATCCATTAGTTAACGTTACCTTCATCTCCTGAGAGTTAGTACCACTAATCACTTCCTTAGGTATAAAATCTAAAAACCTCTCACCCTGAATAGTAACAGACGACCATAAAATCTTCTTGCCCTGCGCATACGTTGGATAAACAACATAATAAACACCAGGCTTTTGAATTGCCTCACGTATAATAATATTCCACGTACACAGATCTTTACCTGCACGCCTACACATAACTATTACTAAACGACGATAACGATCACCAAAAAATGCTTCAAATATAGGCCTCTGATAATCACGCGGCCTAAACTTATTTAGGTGTATCTTTACCTCGATTGGATGATTCACTCACTCTCCTTGAATGCGTATCCAAACAAACTACTTTACTAACTTAACTAAACTCAATGATCTTTAATCCTTTTTCACAGGAGACTTTCTCATACTTCTTTTGCTTGTCTTTATAGCCTTCTTTTTTGCCTTCTTCTTTGCTTTACTAACAATATCTTCAGTAGAAGACTCAAGTTTGTTTACAGTTTCATTTAGGGCATCAACTCGATATAGCTTATTATCCAGCAAATCCACTCGATCTTGAATGTTAGAAAGTTTTATCCGTAAGTGCTGCTGCCTTTTCTCTGACTGCTGTAATAACTCATCTCTCTCTTCAATCTGAGCCCTTAGCTCTCTATGCAACCGTTCTTGCCTTTTATTAAACCTTATCTTCCCAAAAAGACGAGATAACAGGTAAACAAAAACAGATACCATACTCACAAACGCAAATATTATAATCGCGTAAAAAAATATCCACTGTAGATGCACATATGACTTAAGAGCATCAGCACCTCTTTCGCCTGCAGCCAATATAGAATTCCAACGAATCACTTATTACTCCTTATCCTTTATCCACAAATCTTCATTAATCTTTGTCGCTTCATTCTCAACGAGATCCATTCCTAACGAACGAGACTCACTCTCTAACATCGAAACATTAATTCTATGCAAACCATCACGTAGCTCCGCAAATTCTTCCTTATGCAGCCCGTGCACAGCCTTACTTAAAGCCAAGTTCTTTCGCTGCAGGTCAGTCAGTCTTTTCGACAACCTCCAAAATGCCACGAGGCCTATTTTAAACTGTGCCGCTAACAATAAAACTATAAGAGCGTCTATATCCATCACTTTTTCCTATCTAGATACTTTATAAAGTCTTCCCTTACTAAGGTAGTTACCTCTGTAAGATGGTTAAAAACTGTTGAGGCTGCATACGAATCCCTGGTTGGAAGACCAATCAAATCTGATGCGATTTCCAGGCCATCACCTTCTATCGATAACTTAACGTATTGTCCGTCAACCATTCCCTTGCGCATGAAATGTAAAAGGCCCTCCCTCCCAGAGATGGCTACTAATTTATTAATTATATCTTGTACAGACGGCTTCTTATACAAAACCAAAACTACTTCCATAGCTGACGAAAGACTCTTTAATTTTATTAAGAACGCTTTGAATGCCATTAACTACTCCTGTTTGAGCAGGCACATCTGATTTTGTAAGTTAACTATTGAGGAGAAAGTCATGTAGCTTTAATGACATGCCTGCAACCCTTTAATTAAACTCTGATAACTCATTCTTAGAAGACTGGGACATAAAGAACTCTAAACATTCACCAAAAAAAGCAGTAAAGAGAACTATAGGTGGTTCCTTAGACTCTCCGCACGGGTCATAGTCTGATGTTGACTCAGTACCGTATTCGTCTGCAATGATTATATCTATTAGTTTACCTTCTTTAATCGCATGACCTATAAAAGACTCAAGACCAGAGATACCTAAAGCTTCTGCGATTCTCCCTATAGCTTTCTTAGCTGTAACTATTTGGTTGTGTTCTCTTTCTATTTCCCATCCAATTACAACTTCTTCTGCTGCTACTGTAAATATGAGTTTATCCTTCATCCTTCTCCTCTTTCTTCTTGGTAAAGTCTTCTACTACTATTGCGTACTTAACATCAGGGTCTATTTTTTGTTGTATTTTGGCTCTTAGCTCTGCTCTGCGTTCTTCAAGGTTCCACCAAGAAGGGTCGTACTTGGCCATTTGAGACATGATAACTGCGGCGTTGTATTTGTTAGTTATGGCACCTTTTTCTCTTCTTGATCCTATTATAAGCATAGCTAGGTCTTTAGCTTCTTTAAGGCATGGAAATTTTTGTTCCCATCGCCAAAAAGTTTTAGGGTTAATTTTTCTAGCTACTAGAAAGTCTACGATTTTTAAAGCGTCTTTGTTGTTTATTGACCAGTCGAGTAAGTCTGATGCTAGGCGTTGTATAAAAACGTCTGATGCGGGTCTTTCGCGAAGTATGAATAGGTCCTTGTATAAATCGATGGCTTTAGAGCTTGACACGTTTTCTAGTTTGTTAGGCTTAGAGGTTTTACTCATTCTATCTCCTATGGCTCAATCCTAGTCGTATTTACTGCGCATTCTATTGCCTTATTGGTGAACAGCGTTACTGTGTCAGCCAGTTTATCGTATGTGAAGTCTGAGGTGTGTGCTTTGAGTTGTGAAGTTACTGCGTGTTCATCGTTGATTGCTTGTATGGTGATTGTGTAGTGTGAAGGCTGTATTTTAGCAGCTTCGATAGGTATACCGGTTCTATTGATAAAGCCTTCTGTTCTTTCCTGTAAATCTTTGGTGTTTAGTTGATCTTCTATGTCATAAATAAACAGATAGTTAGGAAGGATCTGTTGGACGACTTCAATCTCGTTGTTACAGATACTTATCTTTATTTGTTTACTCATTCTATCTCCTATGGCTCAGATGAGTACTGCATAGCTTTGGTTATTACATTATGTTTGCATCGTTTGAATAGCTTGGCCATAATTTCTTCGCCGAAAATGCTGGATGCGGTGGTGAATTGAGTTGATTTTTCGGCGGTTTCGTATCCGTCTAGTTCTCGTTGGAGGTCGTACTTTTCCTCTTGTTTTTGCCATGGTTGGTATGATTGGTGCATTTTGCGTTGTCCTTGTGGTATGTGTATAGAATTTGAAGTTGTTGGTTCTTCTGTTTCCTTGTTGAATTTGTATTTATCAAATAGCGAGTAGTTTACATCTAGGCCTTTGGCTTTAGTAGCTTTATGTGCAAGTGACCATAAAAAAGAGAATGGATCATGGATCCTCTTACCTCTTTTATGGGAATCTAGAAGAGTAGCGTGCGCCTGCTTGAGTGCCGACGTAGGAAATATAGACAAACTTGCTTTGCCGTATTGTGTCAGGTCTATAGTTTTGGCTATTTCTTCGATTACTTTCACGATCTTTAGTATTTCGTCCTTTGTCATCTCTCGTCCTTTTTTCTTGTAAAGAACATGCCTGCCGGCCGTAGCTTTAGCGAAGGCTGGTCCACGTCGTTGTGTTTTCTTATACAGACAAACTGGTAGTGGGCGAGAGAGGTTCGGTTTAGTCAAATTTGGAAGATCGCACTCGTTTTTAGAGTCTGTCTTCTTGCTTATGTAAGTTAAGTTACTACGTGTACATGTTTCTTCTTTATAATTTAACTTACTACTTAACTTTAGATTAAGTGGTGTCAGGTCGTTGCGTATGTAGTTCCAGCAGCTGGTTATTAACGATCCTATTTTGGTTATAACACGCTTCATCCTTAAAAGTGAAGATACGAAGTAAACAGAAGTGTTCCTATGGCGGTATATCGTAGACAGTAATCCGTAAGACTGGAGCCGTCCTATAGATTGATTAACCTCTTGCCGAGTATACCCAACTGATGCAGCGATTGTAGATTGAGACACATACGTGAACTTATACCGCTGATCATACCCAATAAGCTCGTTAAGCACGACCCTGTCGATCTTACGAAAGAATTCACGTATAAACCTTCGAGGCTTAAACCTAAAATCTTTATTACAAAGAGTCTTTTTTACTGATAAATAAAGGTTTTTCTTTTGGGGGACTTGACTTTCGGCGGAGATGAGTTTAGATTGTGAGAGTGTTTTTAGCATAGTAACAAAAGCACAGCAAATTTCCCGGAGAGTGTCAAACCTTTCCGGGAAATTTATTTATATACCTAACGGGGATATGAGATATGTCAGAAGAATACGAAACAAAAAAAGCTGTTAGAGATCTTATTTCTCATATTGAATCTGGCGCAAAAGATAGGCGCGCTTTCATGAAATTGTTAAAGGAAACGGATCAACGACCTGGATTTGAAGATATCAAAAAATGGAGAGAATTCGCTAGATTTGCCAAGGTACTGATGACAGTTTTCAGGAAAGATTACGAAAAGCTTTACGATAAAGAATACCTAAAAGAGATGGCCTCTATTATTGAAAGACTTATAAAATAGAACCGGAAAGTCTAGAACTTCTTCGGGACTTTTTGTTGTTTTACACTAAAAGGGTGAAATCAATGACCAATGAAGAAATTAAACGAATCTGGGAAACATCAGAAAATAACGAAGAGTGGAGAAAAGCCACAGAAATTATATGCAAGAAACTTTTAAAAGGATTGGCTCTTTCGTCACAACACCTTACGGAAAAAACATATAGAATTTATCGAAAAACTCTGTGGCATGAGGGAATCAATTGTATCTGTAATTGAAATAATAAAAATAACAGGCATAACCACTGATGTGCTAATAAACTATACTTCATTGTTAAATAGTATTGATGAATTCCTCTAATATATATTTGCGGGGCAGGACCATTTTGTGAGATAATATCGTTCACTCCGATATAAACCACCTGTCTCGCCTTGAAATAAAATTTAGCCCCTCTCTGTTTTGTAAAACCTAATTTTTTCACAGAATTGTTAGCTTTACGAGGGGCTAATCCTAAAAAACACCCAAAAACCCCCTTTTTTTTATTTACTTGACTGTATAACTGTATAGCTGTATGCTGGTTATACGTTGAAAGTAGAAGTAAGTAATAAAGAGCCCGGGGGGGCAGAAAGGGATAAAATGGAAAAGAGGTTTTTACAAATAGCTGAACAACTTAAAGAAGCACAAGCTAAAGCAAAGTTTTTTAAAAGAGAGGCTGACAAAGCAGCTGAACAACTTAAAGAGATGTGTGGAGACCAAACCACATCTTTTAAAGGGTATACATACCAACGTATAGAGCGTGCAGGATCGATTAAGTACAACCTAATACCAGAACTCAAGAAGATAGATCTAGAGCAGTATAGAGGTACCAAAATTATATCATGGAGGCTTAAATATGAAGAACAGTTTTAAGTCTATATTAGAATACATTGGATACTTAACTGCCCTACATGTAGTCCTATATCTAATACTAAAATAAAGGATAGTAAGTGAAAGAACTTAAGAGTTTGACCATACGAATTGATAAAGAAATACACCAAAAACTAAAGATATTTGCTGCAAATGAAAACATGTCCATGAAAGAAGTAATTATCAAAGCAATAACGATATACGAACAATCAAAAACACTAAAACAAAGCAACAGAGATATGAAACACAAGTTATACAGGCTTAAATACGACGCGCATATAGAGGAAAAATAATGTCTAAAGAAGAAATGTCTCTTACCATACAAAAACCTTCAATAGAAGATATCAATATATGCATTCACCGTGACGGCGGTATCAATCAATACAGGATTTCTACAGGCTACAGAGTTGCTTATGGAGAAAATACATTTACTGAGCCTGGAGTTGATATGGTCTACATCTTCGTTCCAAGAAATATCTATTACGAAAAATTATTTTCTCCTTCTAGGATGGGATACCAAGACTTCGATGACGTTACAAGTGACATGAAAAATCACGCAGGAATAGATGCAACGTTTGAACCTCTAGAAGGGAACCCAATAAAGATAGACTTTTTAGACCTATTAAGAAAACCAAGGCACGAAATTGAAGGGGGTCAAATTACTGAAATATATACAGAAGAAGGAAAGTTTTCTCAAAACTGCTTTGAAGTTCATGGGCATGAGCTTACTAATGCAATTGAAACAAATTTAGTAACGATAGTAACAGATCGTGGAACCTTAAGGCTAAGCGTTATGCCAACAAAACATATTCCGTACGGCCTATTTTACTTTACATCTTTTATTGATAACAGCTAAAACAGAGGAAAAACAATGTCTAACGAAGAAATATCCTTTACAAGACAAAGACTACAGGAACTAACTGATGTGCAGGCATACGCGAAGCTCATCGCCAAGAGGGACTTTTTCACCAACCTGCATTCCTCAAAAATAGATGAACTAATAAAATCCATTGTTGAATTCAAAAAGAATCTACCTGAACTCAAAACTGATAAAGCCGCTGGAGGGCGATATAAATATCAAAGCCTACCAGCACTACTTAATGCAATATCACCAGCGTTAGCTAAACATGGACTCTCTTGTATTCAGCCTGTACATACCATAGGTGATAAAACTTACGTCGTAACAATGATATTACACACAAGCGGGCAGCACCTTAGATCCGTAACAGCAGTTCCAGAAAAATACACCATGATAGGCAAATTAGTTAACACTAACGAAAATCTACAAGCCATGGGCGGCGCACTAACATACACAAAAAGACATGCCCTAAAGTCTATACTAGGAATAGACGCAGACGATGATAACGATGGAAACAGTCAGTGCATACAAAATGGAAATCAATATGGAAAATAGTCTTGAAAAAGAGCTAGCCAAAATAAAGAAATCCGCAGACAAAATTAAACAACAATTAGAACAAGATACGAAAAAATATAACTCCTTCGAAGAACACGTCGAAGGAGAAATAGTGAAAATGAGAATGTTTTTAAACACAATGCTTGCAATCATAAAAGAATACGAAGAGTGGGCCAAAAATCCATCTAAGGAATCCATTCCACCGACGATAGCGCAATTTATATTTGATGAGTTTGCCTTTTTGGAACTCATTTTTAAAGACAGAACCGGCTATATGTCATACAAAGACGTCTACGAAGCAGCCCAACGAGTCGATGGATTAATTAGATTCGAAAAAGCCATAGAATTTCTCCTAACTGATGCCATAGCAAAGAACTCATGGGAGAAAATGAAAGAATCACTTTCATTATGGAAAGAAGTTATAAAAAAAGGGAGTGGTAAACCATTCGAAAACACATTTGATAAAACTAAGAAGGCGATAGAAGCTGCTGAAAAACGAATTGAAGAAAGGAATAATTGATATGGCAACGGATGGAAACAGCCCTTATACGGCAAGGAACTAAGGTGAATAAATGAGCATACACACAATTTTATGGGCAACCGTCATCGTTATGATTCCAATTTCTGCAGCGATTTCACTTTGTGTAGAGAACTACAAATTAAACAAAAAGAGAGTAAAAGCTAAATCAATTAATGAACTAGAACCGCAAGCGCCAATTACTCTTCAAAATAGCCTGCCAACAAAACAAGATATTAAATTTAATATCGGAACCATATGGATAGTAAAAGACGAACCAACAGCATTTATATTACAAACTGTATGCAACGAAGAAGCAGTATGGACAAAGATTTCGGATGAAGAGTAATCATAAAAATATACTTGAAAAACATCTAACAAAGGATAAAAAATGAAAAAACTATTTACTTTTCTGGTTTTACTTAGCAGCAGCGCTTACACCATGGAACGATTTAGCCCAATGATCACAGAAGCATCATGCAAAACAAGCTCAATGTGCGCAGAGGCTAGCCGAGCATGCGGCGACAGAATAATAGACGAATTAGTAAGAAAAGTTCAAGACAAGCTATTCTCGTTGATCCTGGAGGAGGATTACTATCATGTTAGAGACCTAATAAAGAAATCCAAAATGAATCTCGTTAACATGCAGTGGCCAAAGCACCTTCAAATAGAAGTCGCTCCAGACGAATTCGAAGAAAACCCACTACTACTTGCCGTAGATACCTACAATGAAGTACAAGATAAAAGAAACTCACTTAAAATAGTTAAATACTTACTCAGACAACGACCTAGAATGGAAATACTCACGCGAGCTCAAGAACGTATCCTTAAATGGAAAGGAATTACTCCTAAAGACCCATGCTTAATCGCAGTCAATAGAACTATCCTTAAAGAAAAAATGAGACAACAACTCTAAATGCAAAGGAGCATTGTGAAACTTATACTTGGAATCCTTCTCGCAAGTCTATTTCCTCTTAATGCAATGCAATCTGGAAACAGCGATACAACTGTTAATATAGAAGAAATAACGCTTCAAGACACATACAGACTTATGGACGAACTAGAAGAAGAACTAGATGCACTCTTCGATTACTATGAAAAAGAATCATCTGAAGAGGAGGAAGAAGGAGAAGTAGAAAGAAAACAAAAAAAACCAAAAAAAAGTGAGGGAACAGATGGAAGAAGAAAATAAAATAGAAAATTTTATAGATAGACTTAGGCAGTCTGAAAACAATACTGATATGCAAAGAGAACTTGCAAAAGAATTTGCAGCTAGTCTAGGAGAACAGATAGACAGAGAAGTCAAAGCGCATATGATTCTAGTTAAAAAATTTAACAATTCGATAAAGAATTTAATACTTGAGCTAGCGGAATCTTATGGATGCATGGACTCCAGCGATAAAACAATTCAAGCCGAAAGAATAACTGATTTTAAAAACTTCGTTATTGAAACTGTTAATCGTACAATTAGCGAAATTTAAGAATAAAAAAGGAGAGAGATGGAAGAGCAAAAAAGGGAGACTTTCAGTGATCAATTATCCCATTTTGAGGAACTTGAAAAGTATATAAATAATAGAATATCTATACAGCTCAAACACAACGCACCTGAGCCATACGAGTCTGAGAAAACTGACCAGATATGCACCGCACTTGCTAAGGCTCAGGGCGAATTCCCTAAAGTAAAAACAAACAGAAACAACAACTTCCTATTCAATCAATACACAGATCTAGACGCTATAATTCGAACTGTCCGTAAAGCTCTATCTGATAACGGACTCTCAGTAACACAACAAACTAAAATAGAAAATGACCGAACAGTACTGGTTACCAGACTAAGACACAAGTCTTCTCAATACATAGAAACACGTTCAAGAATCAAACCATCAAAAAACGATATACAAACTTACGCCTCAGCCCTTAAGGCTATGAAGCGTCACGACATAATGTGCCTACTAAACATCACCATAATTGATGACTACGACGACGACGATGGCGAGAGAGACATGGAACACGTTAGGAGAGAACGAAACAAGGGCACGAAGTTAAACGTTCGTTACAAAGCAAAAGAGGAGTCGTTTGAAACTATTACACAAGATCAAGAAAACGAGCTAAGATATGTAATAGGCGAAAACGAAGACATCTTTGAAGACATCCTAGATAAACTTAAAATTCAAACCCTAGCCGACATGCCTAAATCAAAGTATTTTGACGTGAAAAGACAAGCGCAAAATATCGTAAATACCAGAGACGGTAAAACCAAAAACTAGCCTTTAATCCGGGCGGTAGAGACAATCACTACTCTACCGCCCTCCAAAAAGGAGATATGAAGAGAAGTATTCTATGTTCTATCTAAAAAATATGCTGTAGAATTTCTTCCTACTAATGCCTTACCATTCAAGTCACATACTTTAACAATGGAAGAATTTGATAACGAAGAATCTAGGAACCATGAAATTCCGTTATAAGAAATAGCAGCACTACCATTTGTTGGTCCAACAGCAACAAATATTCCATTTGTTGAATCCCAATGAATATCTTTTATATTTCCTCCAATTATCGGAAGATTCGAATCTCTTTGAGTCCAAGTAATTCCGTCTGGAGATGTAGCTATGCGAGCCTCATTGGAAACTGCACAAAATAATCCTAAAGAGGCAGAATAAGTTACCGCTGAAATATTAATAGGATTAAGAGGGCGAGTTCTATCAAAACCAGAAGCTGACGCTGCTATAGCTGTCCAAGCACCGGTAGGATCAGTAGCGTTATACGCAATAAAACCATTGTCTCCCACAACAACCCACGTATTATTTCCAAAAACACAGTCGTTCAACGGTTGAGTTATTCCACTTGTATTCGTCGTCCATGGTGGAGAGGTAGGATCGGTAGTATAAAAAGTTGCATTTGCTGCATTGTTGTCAGTTCCTGTTGCTACCCAGTAGGTTCCATCAAACCAAATACTAGTTCCAGTTTGTGGCGGCGCATCAACATTCATAGCATATCCTGTATAGGCACCAGTTACAGTAGTAGAGTAATAAACCATAACTGGGTTAAATGGACTACCACCCTTTGGAACTGTCATGAGGCCCAGCGTTGGACCACTTCCATTTGTATGTACGTCCGCAAAATGCCCACCAGCGGCAGTAGTCTGCAACGTCCACGATCCATTTAACCCAGTAGTAGAAGAATAAATTCCATCCGTATTTTGAGTTGCTATAACAAAATAAGTAGAATCACTTGAAATGCCACTAAACGCACCAACACTAACAGGACCACCTGCTCCAAATTCTGCATAAACAAATTTATATGGAGACGTTAATCCTGAAAGAGCCTCAAGGTTTAATGTATTAGCACCCTCTGTAATCCGAATAGTTCCAGATGTTGATGTAACATTCGCCCATGTTGCCGGGCTTCCTGTTGCTCCTATGATCAATTGACCATCAGTACCCTCAGAGTTACCTATAAGCCCAGTAGCATCAGCCGAAAGAAAACCAGTACTTATCCCCGTAACCTGTAAACTTGTAAATTCAGAATCAACAGCAGTAATATTGCCAGACAAAGTAACGTCGTTATCCAAATTAACCGTAACAGTACTACCCGCTCCAGCTGTATTAATATTTGTTCCACCAGCTATCGTAATAGTATTACCAGTAATGGTCGCCGTACCTGAATCTGTATCGAAATCCTGAGCCCCTAAATAACCACCCTTAATATCTATATTTAATGTTCCAGGCCCTTCAGTAATATCCATCGTTCCACCAGAAGACGTGAGATGACCCCACACGGGAACAGAACCACTTTCTCCTATAACTATAGTTCCATCTGATGTAGACGTATGACCTATTCCGATAGTAGAACCACTACCAACCGTATAAATAACACCAACACCTACGATGTCCATCTCATCATCTACAGCCGTTGCAGTCCCAGTATTTCCATTAACCGTAAGACCCTGATTGTTTATCTTTACCCAGTCAGCCTCATTAGCCTCTATGTTAACCAAGATAAACGCATCATTAGATCCCCAATTGACCCAAATACTACCCAAGTCAAAATTGTTATCATTTACCGTAGGGTCGTTACTATCGCTAGTTATAACCTGCGGAGGCGTCGTAGCCTCAACGCCCATATAAGATAATGGCTCTTGGCCAGTAACTCTTCTAGGTCTTCTTTTTCCTCTAGACATTCTCTCTCCTTATTATAAAACCCTGCTAGTTTTAAGCGTTGGTCCATCTCCTACAACAATTAAAAATCCATCTCCGTACGCCAAATCCCACATATTAGAAAAACCACCTGTGTCGGAAGTCCAACTTATTCCATCAGATGAATATGCTATTGTTGAAGCGTTTCCTACAGCAACAAAAAGCTGCTGAGTAGAATCCCATTCAACAGTTGTTATTATCTCAGAACCACCAAAAGGATTAGTCCTCTGAGTCCATGTACTAGTAGGATCACTCGCCGTAGCTATTTTCCCATCGTTACCAACAGCACACCATAACGATAATTTCGAAGAATAATTAACATCTCTAATTCTAGTTGTTCCAAATGAAGAAGTCCTAGAAGTCCAGGTACTTGTAGGATCAGTAGCAGTTGCCATTTTCCCATTATCTCCTACAGCAACATGATATGTAGAGCCATCATAGTGAGTAGCAGAGATAACATCTGATCCAAATACAGTTCCAGCACTGCTATTTACAGTCCATGTACTAGTAGGATCACTCGCCGTAGTCATTGTTCCACTATCACCAACAGCTACCCAAGTGGAACCCTCATAATCTACACCCGCTATATTTGTTGATCCAAAACCAGACGTTCTAGACGTCCATGTACTTGTAGGATCAGTAGCAGTAATCATATACCCTGAATCACCTACAACAGTCCAAGTTGTTCCATCATTATCTATAGAACGCATAGCATTTAATGCACTTTCTTGTATTGTCCAAGAAGTTCCATTTGTTGAAGTAATTAAATCAGATATACCAGCACCTTCTGCGTTAACAGACACCCAGTACGTACTTCCGTCATATCCTATACCCCTTTCAGATGATCCAATTGCGGGAATAGTTTGAGATGTCCATGTATACGGATTACTTCGTCTAGCTCCTGACAAAATAGGAGATAATGTTCTAAACATCACCCACTCCTTAAGTTATATCACCTGAAAGAATCCATGTATTTGTAGCTGTTTTTATTAGTGAAGCTGCTGCGTACTGACCAGCTGTATCTAATGCAGATCCCCTAGAATTAATCGTAACACCACTTCCAGGTGAAAACGTTACAGTTCCAGCTCCTCCTTGTACTAAAGCTATTGTAGTTCCAGTATCAAATGCTACCGATGAATTAGGAGGTACAGTTAGAGTAATTGCTGCTGCGTTTGTACATGTAACAAGCTTTCCAGCGTCTGCTAATACAAGAGTGTAGCTAGTCCCTGTTTGGGCATTTATTGCAACAGTTCCAGTAACAGAAAGATCAAGCGTTGCTGCGCCACTCGTATACTCAACAGAATTGTCAGCCGACGCTAACGATGCAAATGCCGGAATAGCTCCAGTGCTACCAATTAACACTTGTCCGTTTGTTCCTAACGGCAACGCTTCTATAGCATCAACCGCACCAGAACCCACAAGAACAGCGTTGTCAGTTAATGAAATTGTTCCGGTTCCTCCTTCAGAAACTTTAAGAGGAGTAGTCAGCTGTAAGTCATCAACGATAACTTGTCCGGTTCCTTTAGCTGTTATATTTATATCGATGTCAGCATCAGTACCATCAGCCGTTAAAGAAGTTCCTGATAGCGTTACTGCCGCTGCCGCAACATTAGTATCGAACGTAGTGGAATTAACATTCGTAGCAGTTACTGTAGCCGTACTAATAGAGCTTGTAGTTGTAAGAGTACCTGCTGTATCAGAATTAACCTGTGTAAACGTTCCACCAATTGATGGACCACTCGCAGATGCTACATCATCAAATGTTGCAGTTACTGTTGTACCAACACCAACTACATAAGAATTAGAAACACCACCAAGACTTGTTGTCGTAATTTTATTGTATGTAGAATTTATAACAGATGTTCCAGCCGAATATATTGCAGCACCAGCATTGGCTGCTCCCGTTGATACATCTATTTGTGTTCTATCAATAATTGTTGTATTTGCCGGAGCACCAACATAATAAATCGCTGCTACTAGACCACCTGTAGTATCAGTAATAGAAATAAAAGATCTTCTTACAATAAGATCTAAATTTACTGTACAAAAATAGAACCCAGAACCTAGAGATGAATTAGAACATGCTACCGTACCATTAACTCTATCTAAAAGAAGAGATGAGTTTAAACCCATACTGATAGCAATTTTAACTTCTGCTGCTACCGAAGCTGGGTTCGTATAGTTAATATTAGAATCATAAACCTCTACAGTAGCCGCACCGGTTGTATTAATACAATCAGGCTGAGTTGTAGGTGCCGAAGCGTTTGTACAATTCAATGTACAGTTTTCAATTGTAATGGAACCAGTAGAACCTAATACACATGAAACATCCGTTGTAGCTGCGGATATAGTTAAAGTAATGTTCTTAACCACGCACCCCGTAAACGCTCCAAAATCACATATATCAGCCGAAGCTGCCGATACAATCTGAAGAGATTCACCGTCCGCTCCACCAATACCAATAACCATCTGGTTATTAGCCGTGAAGTTTATCGTATCACCTGAGTAAGTTCCCGGATAAACCAAAAAAACAGAATTGGCTGTAACATTATCATCTAATGCAGCTTGTATAGTTGTGTAGTCTGCCCCAGACGGAGAAATAGTATGCGTATTTGCTGCTCCAGTTCCACCAACAGTCTCTATATTTAATGTTCCCGCACCTGGAGTTATCGTTATAGTTCCACCAGAAGACGTCAAATCTGCAAATACTGGATCTGCACCTGTAGATCCTATTAACAACTGACCGTTAGTACCAACCGCTAATGGCGTTACAGCACTCGCACCTGACCCAACTAACACACCATGATCTGTCAGAGTCGAAGCTCCCGTTCCACCTTCAGTAACTGCAAGGTCTGTCGTTAATTGTAAATCATCGATTATTACCTGACCTGTACCCTTTGATGTAATATTTATATCAATGTCAGCATCTGTTCCGTCTGCAGCCAACGTTGTTCCAGCTAATGTTACTGCCGCAGCAGCAATATTAGTATCAAACGTAGTTGCGTTTACCGTTGTGGCGTTAAGAGTTGTAAGTGCACCAGTTGAACTCCAACTTGGATCCGCCCCAGTATTACCTATTAGCATTTCTCCTGTAGCACCCACCGCAAGCGAACCTAGTCCACTTCCAGTTCCATTGCCAACAATCAAAGCATTATTAGTAGTTGACTTACCCCACTCGTCTATTGTTTCCAACGAAACCTGAACGGTTGTATCAGAGGCAGACAAAATACCATCAAAGTTTGAAACATTAGTAAGAACTAGCGATGCGTCATTTGTTCCAGAACCACCAGCTGTCGTAGCCTTAAGAGTTTCTTTTTCTATAATCACATCGACAATTGTACTTATAGACTGCTGATAAATTATATGACCAAGCTGAGCGAATTCTAACTTTGCAAGCTCGGCAGTAGCTATCGAAACAAGACCATTGGAAATTGCGGTCTGAGCAGCTGTCAAATTATTGTATTCAGAATCATTAAGAACTGCCCAATAAGTTGGAGTAGCAGAATTTATATTATCCTTTGACACATAAAGAGTATAAGTACTGTACTTATTTCCAGTTGGTGCCGTAGCTGTTCCAGCAGAGTTCCAATATCCATCAAACGTATCTGACGATGTATATGTAGCCCATTTTCCTGCACCGTTTGTATACATTTGATTCCATGTTTCAGCAACACCACCACTATCTGGAATATCTGTGTACAACCCGTGGTCAGCTAACTCGTCTGCACCAACAATCTCAATTTTTTGTGTTCCATTAAGGGTTATATTTGCACCATTGTCATGGTTCTCAATGATACTTCCTATGCTCTCGTGAAGATAATATGAAACAGCAGGAGCAAAGTCTGATGGATGATTTTCTTTAACGGTATACTGGTTATTTGTTCCCGTAGAATCTCTTAAACACTCAAAAAGAACTATGTAATCTTCATAAGTTGCCTGACTAATAGTAGTGGTCTTTCCAATAGTACCAGTATCATCAATGTAAATCAGATATGTATTTCCAGCAGTCAGGCCTGTAACTGTTTGACCAGCAGCCCACGTAACAGGAACACTTTTTATAAAACCTGTACCACCCTGAGAAACTGTAAAACTACCCAAGGTAGTATCATCAAAATATGGTGCACCTCCAGCCCAGCTAAAAAATCCCGTAAATATTGAAAGTGCTCCTGAGGCAGAAACAACTCCTGATGAATCAACTATTAAACCTCCATCTGTGATGCTTGTGAACGTTACATCAGTTCCAACTGTCAAAGTTGTTCCAGATTCTAAGCTTCCTACAGCCGTAATGTTGTCTGTTGTAGCAACAGTTACAGTGTCTCCTAAACCAGAAGTAAGTATATTATTACCACCCCGTATCTCCAATACACCTGCTGCCGGAACAGCGGTTCCCAAATCAGTTGGAAAGCTATCGGCTAACTCTGTATTTAATTCAATAGTCATGGTGCTTGTTCCTGGATTACCAGTAACATCTATAAAACCCGCACCCAATAAATTAACGTTTCCAGCAGTTGGTCCAACTGCGCCACCAGTATTACCAGTTAATGTCTCAATATCTTGAAGAGAACCTACAGAATATTGTCCAGCTTGACTCATAGCATCTCCTTTTAAGAAATAGATCCATAATAAACCGTAAGATAAACTGAACCGCTCGTAGGAGTGCCAACCTCTTTCACATATACACGGGTTCCTTCAGCAAGATAAAATCCATGATCTCTAGACTTATTAGCCGTAATGTCTAACAACAAAAACCCATTTGGCGGCAACGGAAAATGATCGTTTACTCCGTCATAAGAAAACATCAAAGTAACATCTGTTAAATTTTGAATGTGAAACATCCTTACTGGATTTACTATCGCAGTTCCTATTCCAGTGTAACCAGCTCCGATAGACCCAAAAGCCAAGGATCTAACAGATTCAGGAACTAACCTTATTGCTTGCGATTGGGCCATCATCCCTCCTTATTTTTTAAAGGCTGCCCATAAGGACAGCCATCAACTTCATTATTCTTTTTCTTCTTTTTTCTCTTCTGCTTCTTTTTGCCTTTCAATAGCTTCCTTAAACAATCGAGCTACCTCTGAAGCTGTGTTGCAAGCAGCATTGTATGCTTCAACTAAAGGAGCACCAAACGGAATATGAAATCTATAGAGCCTTTCTTTATCTCCACTGACTCTAATAACCATTTCATTATCAGTTTTTGTTTCCATCTCAGGAATCTTGTTGCCCTCTTCCTTTGAAACAGTATTATCTTTTTTCTCTTCTTCCATATCAATCCTTTCTATTTATGTATTGCTTTTTTCAACATAATACTTTGCTAGATATATAAAACCACTTGAAGCACCCAAAAGCTTCATGTATATCTTAGTACCTTTTTGAAACTCATATCCATTAAACGGACCAATGAACCACTCTAAAAGAGGATAACTAGAATCATGCGCATTAGTACCATCATAACTAATTAAAACCCTCTGGTTAGCATAATTAGAAACCTTCAAGGCAAAACAAGGTTTAGTTAAAGTTCCATTATCAATCAAAGTCCAATTTACCGCACTAAGAGTAGTAGTATCTACAACAGAAAGCGGCAGGTTTTTTATTGCTTTTCTTGGAAACATTCAGACCCTTTCTTGATGGGGCTGGTAGTACTACCAGCCCCTAATAAAAAACTAAGCAGCAATTATCCAGAATGTAATAAGAACATCTCCATTAAGAGCAGCCGCACCATTATTTGTAAGAGTAACAGTGAACGAACCTGCACCTGGAGTTACTCGAGTAACAGTCATTTGAGCATCATTAGCACCAAGATTTGACGCTGATACTAAAATTGCTGAACCAACAGTGCAAACAGAGTTTGTAATTGTAAATACTTGTGAAGCTGCTGACGCTGTTGTTTGGCCTGTAAACGTAGCTACACCAACATTAGCATTAATAGTTAAAGCAACACCAATTACAGAACCTGTTGCCGGAACAACATCAACAATTCCAGCTGCCGCTAACGATATTCCGCCTGTACCAGACTGAATTGTTGTATCACCAGCACCAGTTGTTGTACCTACAGTTACAGTATGCGCTACTGCGTTAGTTCCAACATTAACGCCACCTGTTCCAGCATCTAAGTCTACTTGCGTTGCACCTGTAGCATTACCAACTGTTATGGTTCTTGCTGCTGCGCCACCGCCAATATTGATGTTTTGAGCTACCGCATCTCCACCAATATCAATTGTTGAAGCAGATGAGTTTATTTCTACTGCCCCTACAGCATCAATAGTTACAGCACCACCACCATTTAAAGCAAGTGCTCCCGTTCCTGTCTGAACTGTTGTAGCACCAGCTCCTGTGGTTGTACCTACAGTTACTGTGTGAGCTACTGCATTAGTACCAACATTAACACCGCCAGTACCCGCATTTAGATCTATCTGAGTTGCTCCTGTAGAGTTACCTACTGTAATTGTTCTGGCTGCTGCGCCGGTACCAATATTGATAGCTTGAGCTACAACATCAACACCAATTCCTATAGTTCCAGCAGAAGATTCCAAAGTAACCGCACCAGCAGCATCAAGCTCTAATGTGCCTCCAGAATTCACTGCTATACCACCTGTTCCAGACTGAAGAATTGCATTGGATGTAGTATTTGTTGAACCAAGTGTAGTTGTATGCGCAGTAGCATTTGTACCTACAGTAACGTCTCCAGTTCCACAATTGATATCAACTGCTGTTGCTCCTGTAGAGTTACCTATTGTAATTGTACGAGCAGCAGCACCTGTTCCTATATTGATATTCTGCGCGACCGCATCATTACCTATACCTATAACACCAGCAGATGAGTTCAATTCAAGAACACCAGCAGAATCGAGAGTTATTTCATCGCCTGACGTAATCGCCGTATTGCCCGTACCAGATTGAATGACTGTGGCAGCTGCTCCGGTAGTGGACCCAACGGTGACAGTGTGGGCGGCGGCATCCGCTCCAATATTGACTGCACCGGTTCCCGATGCCAACCTGATTTCTCCATTTGTAGCTGTTGCAATGATACCGCCAGTTCCAGCATCAATATCAATGCCACCAGCTGCGTCAGAAGCAACAATGTTAATAGCATCAGCGGTAGCCAAGCCACCATCCAACGTAACACCACCAACATCCGAATAAAGATGTATCGAATCAGCACCTGTCCCCTGATCAGCATATATTTCGATTGTTTCTGAAACACCACCATCTGCATGTAAATAAATTGCTTGTACAGCATCACTATCAGATGTAACGGTACATACACCTGACGTCATTGTTAGATTTACACCTGCTGTAAGCGCTCCAGCAACAGAAACGGAGCTATCAAGCGCAGCCGTTACAGTTGAGCCAACAGCAGAAGTCGTAATATTTGAGCCACCAGCAATTGTAATTACACCGGCTGTAGGAGTTGCTGTACCTCCGTCTGTATCAAGAGAAGTAAGGGCGGCTACACCAGCTGCTTCAAGGTTGATAGAATTTGCTCCTCCAGTAATTGTTACAGAACCACCAGTTGAAGTTAAACTTGCCCATGTAGGAGCTGCTCCGGTTGCAGCTATCCAAAGCTGTCCGTCAGTTCCGCCTTCAGCAATATCTGTAATTCCATCCCAAGTGGCCGATCCACCCTGAACTTTTATAAGAATAAAAGCTGAATTTGTTGATTGATTGATCCAAATAGTACCTGCTTCTGCCTTGTCGTTTACTCCAGGATCCCTTGTTTTAGAGACAATTGGACTCTTGTATATGCCACCAGTCTGGCCAGGACTATACGTATCCATATCTATAAATCGTTTATCTACTGCCATTACTTCCTCCTATTATTAATTAATAAGTTATTACCAATAATAACTCTAGCAGGGTGCGCAAGGCATTTCCTAGCCAATATAAATAAATGTTGACATGCCGTATGTTGTATGATAAAGTATATATAATAGAAATGGGACGTATCTCAATAAATCCATGTAACAAATAGGGGGTAAATCATGGAAAAAACAATAAAAACACTATTATTTTGCGGTATTTTAGTCACTTCTTTCGGAAATTCGTATGGAATGTCTGGGGATAAACCATTGCGAGAAATGGGTGTTAAAACCTATAAGGACCTACAAAGAGAGTTTGGAAATATGGGTCCTAGAAAAGATGTATATAAAAATGTTCCTGGAGCAGTACAAAGAAGAAGACGCACCATGCCTAAAAGGAAGGAAAAACTTGTAAAGGTTGTTCCTACTGGATGTCCTGGTTTGCTTCTAGAAAGACCTATGACTCCTAGAGAAATAGAAGCTTCTAGAAGACGCACCGCAAACTACAATCAATACGTACAGAGTTTGCCTGTAGTAAAAGAAGAAGGATTCTATAGTAGATTGAAGTGGACGCTATTTAAAATTGGACTAGGCGTCGCAATAGGAGTACTTGGAATACAAGCGTTAAGGCATCCTAAGGTCAGCAGCGCTGTAATTGGAGCATGTGTAAATGCAGCGAAAGAAACCGCAAGAGCAGTATACTTTGGCTCTAAATATGTAGCATCTAGAATATGGTTACATATAGCGGGATAATAAATATTATCGGTACATTTTATGGCAGATGTATTTATGGAATAAACTTGGAATTGGCTGATTTAGAGATATAAATAAGTTTCATAATTTCATAACGTTAGTCAGACAATTCAGGGAATACACTGTAGAAACGTCTGTCATAAAAACCGCAGATTGGAGAAAGAAGTGAGATTAACAAAAACCAAAAAAGAAAAGATCCAAAAGACTCTTAAAAAATACAGAAAAAAGCTGAAAAACGGATGTTTCGGCTGGAAAGGATCTGTAAAAGAAGGAAGCCGTCCTTCTATATATGTAGAAGGGATTCCAATAGGAGCACATAGAGGAGCATGGATGGTAGAGAAAGGACATATTCCATATGGATACTACGTTCTACAATCATGTGATAATAAATCATGCACAAACGTAGACCATCTATACCTATCAACTAAAAAAGTACGTAAAAAGACAGAAACAGCTAAAAAGAGACCTGGAGTAGAAAGATTGGCATTGAATATACCCATATATTTGATGGTCTCAATTAAAGAAATGGCCAGAAAATACAACCAGACAGTAACTCAATTCGTTATTAAAAGGCTAAACGAAATAATAACATTCGAGAAAAAAGTCGATAATAAAGCTTTTTACAAGAAAAAACACGAAAAATAGACAGTTTTTAGCTGTTTAATTATATTCGAAATATTGTTGACATGATATATGTGCTATGTTATACTATATATAGTTAGTTAGTATATTTTAACTAGCGCTCCGTGGGGGGGTGCAAAAGAAAGGGATATCATGAAAAATCTACACAAAATATTATTATTTGCCGTATTGTTGAGTGCTGGAAACCTAGAAGCTAGAAAGCAGGCAGGTTTAGCAGTTCCTCAGCAAGAAAGCAGCTCATGGATAGGATCACTCGCTAAGGGTGTTTGGGGTTCAGTAACTGGGCTTTTTGGGTCAAACGAAGCAGCTTCTACAATGGGTACAATTTTACCTGTAGCAGGCGCTGTAGCAGCCTCGGCTATCTTGCCTTTCGGTATAGGAACAATACTTAAAATCGCGGCACCTTATGCCATTGGCGCTGCTGCGAAGATGCTTACCGATAAAGTAACAGGACGAGACGCTGAAAAAGAGAAACGTGAACTAATGATCAAAGAAGTAGCCAGAAGGGTTGCTCGACAAATGTACTCACCAAGAAGAAGTCGTAGTAGAAGCAGACGTCCAAGGTCAATGCCAAGACGTTATGAATACGATGAATATGATGAAGAATTTTCAACAGATGATTACGGTTACGATTATTAATTAATAGATTAAACGGGGGTTTATCATGAAAAAACTAATATTAGCATTATTGATGACTGGAGCGGTAGCTAACAGTGCGGTTGCCATGCAGAAGCAACAGATTCCTTTGCAAGTGTTGTTACAACAACAACCAAAGACTTGCGAACAGCAACTGAATAGCTGGAGTTTCGGAGATGTTGTTAAATCTATAGCCGGGGGTTTTGGAGGTTATTTAGCCGGAGCCGGACTAGCGAAAATAGGAGCTCTTCTATGGGCACATCCAGTTTTGGCTGCTGTCGGCGCAGGAACAGCTGGAATTATCGCGCTGTCTAAATGGATAAAATCCAAGCCAGCAGATAACGTTACTGATCTTGCTCGACTTATGGATAAATACAAAAATGATCCAGTTGCTCTTAGGATAATTCTAAGGTTCATCAAAGAAAAAGAGGCCGAACAAAAGGGATCTGAAAAAGAACGAGCCAAAGAACTAAGGCATGAAATTGAACGAAACAAAATCCTTAGAGAAATGATGGACGAAGCTATAGAAAAGAAAGTTAGCGAAAGGCTAAAAGAACGACCTCTTTCTGACGAAGAAAGCTATCTCGAGCCGTACGACTATGCAGATGAACACCTTGAAAGAGAAGATACTGTAGAAATACAACCAAGACCAAGAAATAGACGTAGAATCGCTAGACGACAAAGAAGGAGAGTTAAATGAAGAAGTTAATTAAAGTACTTTTTATTTCGATGATGATTAGTAGCGCAGCAGTACAAGAAGCTAAGCCTATACCATCTCCATACACCGTTGCAAAAACAGCTATAAAACTATTTAAAGGTGGTTATAAAAATATAGCTTTTTATATAACTCAACTACTAGGATTATTAAACAAAAAACCAGTTTCTGTTCCTGAAAATATTGAACTAAATGAGTTCAGCGACTACCAGGTTTACATTGTTGAAGGAACAGGCGAAACAAAATGTTGTAGATGCAAGAAGTATAGTACCGTTAGAGAAGAAGAAACTGAGGAAGATAAATGAAAAAACTATTAACACTATTAACTTTTACTTTAATAAGCACAGCTATTTTTTCAGATCCAACAAAAGATGATTACAAAAAACAGGCCAATGAAGCAATTAATCAATTTAAGCAGCAACTATTAGAAGATTCTGCTTTAAACACAAACAAGATTCATATTGCAATTGATAAAATGATGAGAAACGAAAAGTTTAAAGAGTGCCTGCTTTTCCAAAGTAAAAGAAAGCGTGAACGACTTAAAACTCTTGAGCCTTTTGTTAGAGAAGCTCTTTTAAGGGACGACCATATGATTGCACTAGCAGTTTTAGGTTTAATGAGATAAATTTCCGAAAATCTTAACTGAGGAAGATGAATGAAAAAGCTACTAGCTATAATAATTATAGGGATAACTATAACAACATCTGTACAACCAATGGAATGCATAAGGAATATGTTCTGTAGCGTGCTTAGTTCTATGGGCTTTAATAAACCACAACCTAGACCTAGACGAAATGTTGCACCAAGACGAAACCATGGAAGAGCAACACCAGCACAACTAAGAGCAATGACACAACTTTTGCAGCAGAATATGAACCACAGACTTAAACCATTAGCAATTGATTTTTACAACGAAATTCACCAGGATTAACACAGTTTTACCTAATATTTAGGCGAGAGTTGATTTGCTCTCGCCTTTTTTTTTAAAATATAATTGCTGTTTAATTCTAAGCTTAGGAGTAATTATGAAACTGAGAAAAGGAACTATATTCCTTGACGTAGTTGGTCTTATTTTAGGAGCCTCATTAATCGGCGGGGCTGCAGGGATCATGAAAATAGCCAAAAAAATAAAACGACATTCAATTATCAATAAAGAAGCTTCTGCACCTAATGTAAATTATCCAGGTGTATCTCTAGAAGAAATAAATGATGTTATGGAAGAAAATGATAAAACAACCATTAGAGATGCATACGAGATAGCATTAAAAAGAAAGTTTGGAGATCATCTAATTAAAACCGAAAAACAAATTAAATAGCAGCCTTTCTTCTGGCTGAGTTTACAGCCCTTTTAATTTGTTTTTCTGAGTATCCGTTCTCTCTGAGAGCCGCTCTTATTCTATTTACCTTTTTAACATCTTTTTTAAGAAATGCTTTTTCTAATTCAGGAGCTGCTTTATAAGGAGTGGTCCCTTTTGACAAAGGAACACTTCCAAATCCTGATGCTACGTATGGCGAAATACCTTTATCAAACAATGTTTTCATAGCAAAAGGAGAAACGTCTTCTACAATAGATGCTGCTCTAGAAATCAATCTACCTGCAGTATATGGCTTTGTTGCATCCCAAGGCATTCTCTCCATCGTTCCCTTCTTCCACTTACCTCTTACCAAAAAACTCTTTCTATCTGATGGAGTAGACTCAAGTACCTGTTTCCAAATCATTGATATCAATGGATTAGATTTTGTGAAAAGAGTTCTTAATGGATGCTTAGCCCAGTCTTTTATTTCTAATGCCTGCTTTCCAAAGTGAGAGTACAGTTTTGATCCAGTCTTTTTCCAGTCTGTTGCAGCATCTCTTCCAGGATTAAATTCTATTCCTGCTATTTTCAATGGAACGTCTGGTAGAGGAAACTTATACCATTCAATTGGATCTGGATCGTAAACTGTTTTTAACGCCTTTATAGGATCCCATCGAATTCCTGAAACAGACTTGTTTTTTTTGTCTGACTGATAGAAACCACCATTTACAAATTGAAGAGCTCCGTGAGCAAGTAGGCTGTTAGCCCCAAATCTTAACCAGTAGTTTCTAGACTGTTTACCTTTCAACCCACCTGAAAAAGCACCCGCAGCCTGTCTTATAGCAGAAGTAGTCCAGTCTGGATAACCTATTGCTCTGCGCAGCCATTTCCTATAACCCTTACTATTAAAAACTCTCTGCGTATCCCAATTCTGGCCACCGTACATACTATTTACTAGATCAGCCATCTGAGTTTTTATTTTATATGTCTGAGCTTCCGTAGGATACTTACCGCCTTTAATAGACTTCTCTACTGCTTTGCTTACAAAATCCTGCCATGTAACCGCTTTTAAATTTGGATGGTATTGCTCAAATAAGTATTCTTGAGACTTAGCTAGCTTCTTTAAGCCTTTTGCAACTACGCTTTTCTGTGCTTTATCAACAATCTTTTCTGGAAGATACTTCTTTGCATTATCAACAAGTTTAGAGCCTGTTTCCATAGCCTTCTCATATCTTTCAACAGGTTTGTGTACAATTAAACCATGCTTAGCCGCATCTTGCATAAATGCTTGATTGCTTCTTAATTCAGCACCCTGTTTAGCTATAGACCGAAAACTAAGAGCTTTCTTAAGACCTAACGCTCCAGCCGCACTCTCAGTTAAAGGAACGTAGTGAAAAAACGATAACTTAACTCGCCCAAACCTAACTAAATCTGAAAGATTATCATAGGCTTTCCATGCCTTAGATTCAGGAGAATATGCCTGCTTAGAAAATAATCCTTGAAAGGCGTTCGCATATTCTGGAGCAACAAGTGTTGGAAGATTAGAGACTCCACTACCTCTTCCCTCTGCTTTGGCATATTCCTTTAATATTGGATCATAAAATGGTACATATCCCTGTCTTTTTGCTTCTTGATAGGCTTCTCCTTCTGAAGGATTCACTACTATTTTATCGCCCGTTGCTTTTTCTGTTTTTGAAATCTCACTTAAAAGATCAGAGCTAGCAGTCATTTTTGCTACCGTTTTATCGTAATTTTGCATTAACTCTAAAATATTTTTATAGCGAGGTTTTAAACCAGCGTTTTTAAGAGCTTCGTTGTAACTTACAAATGTTTTCATATCAGCAAAAGGATTCTTAGTTCTTAATTCAGAAGGCAATTTTCCTTCTACCTTTTCAAATGACTCAGGATTTTCATACAAACCAGGAAGATATCTCTCAGCCATTCCTTCGCGAGGATTTATATCTTTTAGATATTTCTTTTCATTTATAGTTTTTAGACTCTCTCTAAAATGCCTATCTATATCGACATCTACTACTTTTTTTAATGACTCAGGAATACGCTTGCTTAAAGCTTCAAAAGTATCACCCTCTATAGAAGGATTACCAGTCTTATTCCTGTAGAACATAGCCTCTTCAAGATGTTCAGGAGTAATATTTTTTTTAGTTATTAATTTCTCAGCTATCTTACCCCACTTAAATTGACTCTTAACAAGTTTCTCATTTCGTAAACCAATATGCTTGCGCAACATGTCAAAAGCAGGTTGTTCCTTTTTAAACCTTTTGACAGCCTCTGATACAGGTTTTGGAGATGCTTCAACGGCTCTTTTTTTCAATTCTGACAATTCTGAAGTAGCAGTTTCTATAGTTGGTTTTGGGGGCGCCTTCTTACCAAGAGCCCTTCTACCTATTCCTCTAATACCAGATGCACCTTTCATAGCTCCCAATAAAAGAGCATTTTCGGCAACTTCTCTTGCTGCTGGCAATTCTCCTTCCATCAATGCTGAGGCTCCGGTCATTGCAGCTAGTTCGGTTCCAGCTTTTATCAATTCACTTCCGGTTTTTGTGGAAGCAAGTTTAGATAGTATTGGAGCTGTACTCATTAAAGGAAACAGTCTTCCCGCTCCTCCTGTTGCCGCACCTATAATTGCTTGTTTTCCAGTTTCAGTGAAAATCTCTCCAACTCGTCCTAATTTATCGACAAGAGAAGAATCTTTTTTTGATGGTTCTTTAAAATACTTAACTGCTTGCTTGATTAATTCTGGAAGTCCAAACGCTCCTGCTCCTGCACCTATAGCTGCTCCAAGTGGCCCTCCAGCCACAAGTCCAGCAAGAGCTCCACCTAAGGCTCCTCCTCCTGTCATCGTTGGAACATCTCCAGCTAACGCACCACCTTTAAAAGCTAAAGACTGTGCTAACGAAGGATCTTCTGATTGTTCAGGAGTATATCCTAAAAGCTGGCCTATGGCCGAGGCTTTCAAGCCCTCAACAAAAGAAGGATCATAGTCTAATTCTCTATTAATTAATCCTTCTTCAATTGAAGGAATTTTTAAACTCTTATCCTTAATCTTTCTTGATAGTTCATTTTTTAGTGCGGATTTAACAGAATTATCAGGCATAAGAAACCCCTATAATTGAAGACCCTCTAATATCTTTAAGAGAACGGGGCTTACGCCTCTTCGCGCTCCCCTTGGCTGTCCGGAAGCATACATTCCCTTGGACATACCAGCAAGAGGTGACCTATATGCAGAAGGAGCTCTTCCTCCTCCAAAGTTAATCATAGATCCTAATCCCTTTGCTAGCTGGCCACCAAATGGTTGAGCAAATCCACCAAGAATTCCGCCAAGAAGACCCTGAGATCCTGGGTCTCCAGGAATCATCATATTGTCAAACTGCGGCTGCAAACCCATGCCTAATTTTTGCATTCCCATTTGAGATCTCATTCCAGCAAGTTGCTCGGCTAAATCTAAACCACCCCTTCTAAGAGATTCTTCAAATGCGGACGATCTCTGACCACCACCCATAGCTGTAAATCTTTCTGCTAATCCAGGGACAGTATCTCTTTCAAACTGACTTCGATATCTATCTTCTAAAAGAGATGGATCAGTGTCGGCCATCCCTTGTGACAGAAGCTGACTCAAAGACGACTGTTGTTCAGGAGTAAATCTCTGAAGCTGCTTAAACTCTGGCTTTCCAGGCTTCTTTCCGAACAACATTTTTCCTAGGCCACTTAAAAATCCCATTCTCTCTCCTTCGTTAGTTTTTTAAATATTCTAACACAACGTATGTCGTATCATACGCTGAATAATTAGCAGATGTAGTTATAACAATATTGGTAGCATTGACTGTTAAGCGTATATCAGAGTTGGCATTTGGTATCGGTGTAAAAGTAAGTCCTGTAGTATCAGAAGCACATCCATAAATCCTTGTAAAACTATATCCTGAAGTTATATCTATCTCATGAGCAACATTCTTTGTTGCTGTATTAGGAAGAGCACCGAAATTTATAACTTTGCGAAAAACCTGCCTTCTATTTACAGCATCTGTTTGCGCTGATGGAACAGCAGCAGATGGCCAAAAAGATTGGCCATTAACAAACTCAGTTTGGTCATAATATGCAGAATCTTTAACATTCAAATTTAGCTGCATGAGATTTAAATTCTGATACAAACGAACCAAGATCTCCTTAAACTTATCGCTTTGAACATCAACTTCTTGAAGCTCAGCTACATCCCAAATAAACGTTGTTGGTACAAAAGAGCCAGTGTCAGTTCCTTGCGCCATTACTGCAACCTTTCAGATGTTTGTCTTGCATGAACAACTAGACCCTCAAGCTGGAAATCAGATCCTGAAATTTCAGGATCACGCATCTGTTCATCGTCTAAAAAGATTCTTATTTGAACACATTCACCTTCTGTCTGAAAATAAACAGGATGCCAAAGCCTTTTTTGTGATTCCTCTAAAGGATAAAGATCATATGGATATGTCTGTAAATTGTTGTCTCCTAAAATAGCACCTGTAGCTTGCCCGCTTTCAATCATAGAAAGATTTGTAGCCGACGGAAAATAATCAACAGTCAACTCGCCAGCAGATGTTTTCAAAACAGCAAAATCTATCTTCGAAAGATAAAAATTCTTTCCTTTATCTATATAAAAATTCCACTGCTTAGAAAGTATATCTATCTGAGAAACCCTTGCAGCCCGTCCCCCTCCTTCGTATGTTCCAGTCATTGTAGTTCCAGGAACAAGAAGAGTGTCTTTATCTGCTGGGAAGACCTTGTATATTCCATCTCCAGTAAACGAAACACCTTGCATGTCTATTAACTTTAGATAGTCCCCATCGTTCAAACTGTGGTCAACTATGATCATATAAAGGTCAGTTCCAACATACTCAATATTGGTTACAGACATATTACCTTCATTTGTAGAAATTCCTGTATCACAAACGAACATAAAACCCTGTTGGTTTCCTGCTAGTATTTGCCTGTATTTATTCTGAGTTGTTCCGCTGTCCCATGTGAAATTTGCCTCAGCCCACGTTAGTTCACTAGACTCCCAAGTCTTTGATGTTTGCTCTTCGTAATAGCCAAACGCTGTAATTGTGTCGTCTGCTCGGCCCCAGCCATCACCTACATAGTTATAAATAAGAACCTTATCTGGATATGTCTGAGAAAATGTGTTCGCATTAACAGAAGGAAAGGACCAGTAAACAAGCTCGTCCTGATAATTACGTATCCCACAGACTCTCTTTAAACCATCATTTGAATTTCTAATCTCAAATACTTGGTCAATAATTTCTTCGTTAATCTTAGTAACGTTTGCTCCAGAACAACCATGAATCTCTGTTCTTCCAACGGTAAACACTGCCTTATCAAATGGGACCGGAGACTTTAAAGATTTAGACCCTAGTTCAGTATTTATCTTTTGCCATACAAACGGCTGTATCTGATTACCCGTGTACGCTATCTCCCAAGTACTACGCTCAAAGTAAACAATTAGCCTGTCTTTAATAAACTCAGCAGCCTCTATTTCTTCCTCGGTAGGAGCATCTATAAATCCAGCACCATCAGACTTTTTAGTAGTGCCGCCGATAGTCCATGTCTGGCTACCTTCAAGCCATGCATTTGATACGGCGGCAGCGACGTTATCCGGTACATCAGCCGGGAATGGGGTTCCGTTATGGCTGAAACGACACCTATTAACATGTGCCGTATTTGTACCTGCGGTAACACCTCTTTCTACTGTGTTTAAAAGAAGTAATCTATCTTTAAAAGGAATAATAATTCTCGCCGACTGAACGTACCCTTCAACAACATTTGCGAGCACTTCAAAGACGGGCCTAAATTCTGCCCACGCTCCACTTTTATAAACAAACATTGGATCATCCGTGAGACCAGGAGTTCCTTCTGTAGCATTGAAATTTGAAACAAACAACGCAGTCTGATCTGAAGTTATACCTGTCCAATTATATGCCCAGAAAAAGTCTGAATTTGATCCTTCAAATACTACTGTACCTGACCTGTCCCATGAGTTTCCATCAAACCTATATATGAATTGGGTGTCAAAAGCATAATTTGTATTCGCTGCAACATTCTTTTCTTCGTAATGAGTAATACCCATAACTGGCTCAGAGGGATAAAAGAAAATGTCTTCATTAGGAAGAGCTCCAACAAAGTTGTAGTTTCCATTCGAAGTATCATAAGTAGCTGTAGGAGTTGGAAATGTTTCTAACATATCAGCAGGAGTTCCAGCCTGGTAAACAGTGTATATAACTTCACCTACTGAAAACATCTGGCCAACTTTATTAACGGCTCCCGGAACAGTTCCTGATGCATTTCCACTTACATCAGTTGTGCCAAGATATACCCTCAACCTAGAGTTAAGCTGATCAAGTTGTGAAATGGCTGCCGTGCCTCCCATAAACTCAGATCCGAATCGCTTTCTCACAATACCCTTACTAACGTAGGAATTCTCAAGCTTGGCAAACGCATCTTCAGGAATCTGCCAAGCTTTAACATCAGTTATGAGACCACTTTTCATAGGAGCAATGAGAAAACGATCATACATATTACACTCCTATGACACTGTAATAGAACTTCTTTGAAGACTCAGATGTGTTATACACGGTAAGAGTGGTAGTAGTTGAAGACTCAACATAGAGTATTCCAGTATCTCCTGCTGCGCCTTCCCTTGAAACCTGAATATTATAAACAGTTGTATAGTTTGGTATCCCAGCACCATTAGAAAACGTAACCACTTTACTTGCTGCTGCGCTTACGGTATCTGAACCCCACTTCATTATTATTCCAGAAGGCAGGATCGCATATCCTGTTTCTGCTTTGACTGCAGAAGTAAATTCGTATGTCGATCCTGCACTTTCGTGGGAGAACACAAGCTCTGGATTTCCAGTCAATGCCGATGTTTGACTATAAAGCCCAACTTCACCAGCCCCTGTTGTTGGAACCGGAGATTGAACAGGGAATTGAATGAAAAAATGTTTTCCTTGATCTGAAGCATCAAATGTTCCGTGGTTAACATCAATTAAAGTTTTTATATCAGAAAAGTTATCAAGTATATCATCCTGAGATTGTGACAGAAGATCACTAGCCTGGGGTATGTTTGATTTATATGCGATGATACACCTCCTTTCCTACGTATGTATAAGTAAATAGATTTTTCACCATCTTCCCCTTTTTTTATCCGTATACAACTTCCATAAAAGATAAATAACGCTGAATCCAGTCGCCGCTATTGTCATTTCTTGAATGGAGACTCTAGAAAGCATCTCTATCAACATTTAAACCAGCTCCTCTTTCTGTATAAATTGTAGCCGTTCTCTCAGAAGATTGCTGAACAACAAGCCTCTGCAGCACTAAAGATCGCTGTCTCATGAACTCTGGCATAATCGCTTGAGTGCTTTCAACGTCCATCCTGTCCTCAAAAACTTTTTTGGCTGCACCATATGCTATATACTGCCACCATTGAGCAATATCAGGCTCATCTGTCGCATCAAGAAGCTCTGTAGGCCTCTTAAACGCATCTATTTCAACGCGATAAACCTTGTCTGGAACAGGCCTAAACTTAAATGTTCTATCCTCATAAAGACACATGCGAGGCTTAG